CCTTTCTGCATCTTCTATAGTTCCACCTTTAGTGGTAGCTAAAAACACAGACAATCTTCTTAATTTCTTTGCGGCTTTATTATTCATAGTTTAAATTTTAACGCCCTTGACCTCTATATGCTTTTGGTCTTGGAGTGCTTTTGTTGTAAGATTTTTTAGCTCTTCCTGATTTTTTTGTTCCAAATGTAATTTTGGATGAATTGGTTAGTTTTGCCATTATTTTTTGTTTTTGAAATAATCCTTATCTAATTCCCCACCGTCCATTTTATTGGGGTAAACAAGAATGTCGTCATCGTAAAAGTTCCGCACCATGCTGTTGTGGTATAGTATGACTTTCCAAACAGTGTTTGTGTCACTTCCGTAATCAATCCATGCAATTGCTTTTCCGTATCCAAGTGGAGTTTCGACATCTATTGGGTTGTTTAATTCGTGAATATACATTAAAAATTGTTTTCTTCTTTATTACTACTTGATAATAATTGTATTGTTGATACTCTACAATGTAATTGTGGTACGGTTTCATTTGTCTTGGTGTTTTGATAAGACTTTGCTTCTGGCTTTCCCTCTGTATAAACTAATGTACCTTTCTTTAAATAGTTGGCTACATTAAGCTTATCTGTCCAATAAGCGCAAGAAACCCAAGTTGTTCTTTCGGTATCTTCTCCTTGTTGGTTTTTAAATTTTTCGCTGTAAGCTACAGAGAAATTAATTACACTTTTACCATTGACATTGTTTACGACTGCGTCTTGTCCCAATCTTCCGATTACAGAAATTCTAATCATTGTTTTTGTTTTTTATATTAAAAATTTACTTCTTCTCCATTGTCATCTTTATAGGGAACCCAATTATCAAATGCCTTTTGCACTGCGGCATCTGGTCTTAAAATTATATTTTTATCATTGATTAACTTCTGCAAAGAATCTAACCCATTAAATAAAAATCTTCTAGTTTGAAAATACATTTGGAACAAAATAAAGCCTTTTTTACCAACAATCTTTTGCCTTCTTATTTTTTTACTATGAAATTCACAAGATGGATTTTGAGGATCGGTTTGGGCAAAGGGTCTATGATACACAAGGATATTATCCATCTTATTATTCCACATAGCTCCATCGGTTAAATCAAATACATCAGGACATGGATAGTTACCATCGGCTGCTTTTTGCATTTTTGTTGGATGCGCAATTATCCAAAAGAAAATATTGTTTATTTGAGAAAATCTTGAAAACACTGACAATACCCACTCCAAATACTTATCACTTCTTTGAAACTTTTGATATTCGTTTGTCAATTGGTTAAACGGATCAATATCAACCCCATCAACATTCTCCTTAACAATTAGTTCTAAAAATACTTCCATTATGTATTGAGGAGTAGGTGATACATCCTTTGGGTAAACATAAAATACATGATGGCAAACCAAGTCATAAACATACTCATACACTTGCTTACTTGGTCTGTGTGGATTGGCAGGGCTACAATCACATCCTAATATTATCTCAACAAAGTCGTGGTAGTATTCTTCAGGTGGATTATCCTCTGGCGAAAATGTAGCAAACTTCTCTCCGTACAGAATTATCCTCATAGCTTGATACCACTTTTTAAATGAAGATTTACCATAGTTACCTATTCCTGTAAGTACGGTAATTTCCCCTCTCTTTGGTTTAAATCTTTCATCCAATTCGGGAACTCCGATACCATCAACCCTAGCATACCCTTCATCATAAATTTTTAACGCCTGCTCTTTTACATCAATTCCGTAAATAACATCCTTCAACTTTAACCCTTCATCAAATACGGCTTTTTCAACTTCAACCTCCCTTCTTGAAACCTTATCTACCAAGATTTCTTTGTCAAAAGATGCGCTACCAAAATTACCCGAATTAGCTTTGTATGCTGAACGGATTGCCCTATTAGCCTCATTTTTTGTAAATTCAGAATTAGTCAAAAACTCGCTATGAATCATTGAATTAGCGGTCATTTCATTAATACCAAATCGGCAACAAGCGGATGCTAGTTTAAAAATGAAATTATTTCTTTCTCCGGTTACAAAAGCCTCATTTTTATTTGAAAGCCAAGTAACGATATTTTTAAAAATTTTTTCGTCATCATCATTCTTTTCATAAACGACAACCTTCTCTGTTTTCTTAATTTTCTTAAATACTTCAGCATTTTCGTTTATGTAAATTTCGGTGTCATAACTCTCATAACAAACTCGGCTTACATTTATCCCACTTCGGTCAATTTCAGGAAAAACTTCTTGTAAAGCTTGAAAGTGTTCTCTATGCTTTGCCCCATTGGCTATTTTTACCAATGCCTTTAATCCATTTCCAGAAGGACTAATCCAACAAGCGTAAACAAATGGATTTGATATTATTTCGGTTTGCTTTTCCCTTAATTCAAAGATATTGTCAAAATCAAGCACAACAAAACCACTATGTTGAATTAATTGGGCATCAGTTCTATCTGCTCCAAATTTTCCACTAAAGCAAATAGACGGAAGGTTTAATTTTATCTTATTTGCTTTCTCCTTATCAATCGTTTTTCTAATTTCCTCTACGGTTGTTTTACTTTTACCCTGCTGTATTCTTTTTAACGCAGATTCAACAGAAATGTAATTTGGCTCCTTGGAAAAAATGTTCTTAAAAATGGTAATCATCGTTATATTATTGGTTTAAAGGTGTTTCTAGCAGCTTCTACTTCTCTTTGATACTTATTATCAATCTTTGGAGAAAGTGTCTTATTTGGCTTCCTAATGGCATCTATGACCCATCTGCGGATAGTTAGGTAGTCTGATTTTGTTTTATAAGACTTTTCAAGCTTATACGAAGAAAGATAATCATAACTTTTATTAACCTCCTCTTGCCCAAAATCTTTCAAAAGCTCTTCATGTTCTTTTTCAAGCAAAAAAATGTTGCCCCTATATTCTATCTTTTTATTTACTTTACTTTTATTTACTTTACTTTGCGGCATTTCTGCCACAGAAACTCCGTTACTTACGGAATTACTACTAACGAATTTACCGTTCAGTCGTTGTTGTTTCTTACTATTATCCTTACTCCTACCTCTTTTTTCATATACCGGAATCAACCTTTCATCAAGAGATTCAGAGTTAATAAAGCCGTTATTTAGGAATATCATCTCCAATCTGATACAGTAATCCACTATATCCCGTATTTCTGTGGCAGAAACTCCAAAATCACCAGCCATTAACTCAAATTCTACATCAGAATATTCAAAAACATTTCCATCAATACCTGTTAAATATTCTAAAATCATTGACCAAATAGCATATCCGGTAACCCCAAATTTTGTACGAATAGCCTTAACCTTTCTATGGTTCCGCATATCTCTATCGTGAGGGAAGTAATCACAGTAATTCTTTATTGGGCGAGCCATTAGAATTTATTTAATCGTTAATAAAATCAGTGTCTAATACTTTGTTAATTGTAGCCAAATTTTTATCAGAAAGGTTCATTATCCTTTGAATAAAAATTGAATAAAGTGTTGGATATGGTATTTCTGTTTTCCTTGAAAGCCAAGCTAGTGGTCGTTCTTCCTGTTCAAGATAGAGAATAATCTCGTCTTTGACATTTGAGTTTTTCATAATTAGTTTTGATTGAGAAGCAAAGTAATGAACTTTATTTTTAATTACAAAATTTATTTTTTTAAAAATATTTTTTATTTATTAATTTAATTAATTACCTTTGCAAACAAACTATAACTATGGAAATATTTATCCCAGCAGAAGATGTATTGGTAAGAATTAAATACCATCCTGACATTACGCCTAAAGAAAAAGAAAAGTTTAAAGAGCAACTTAAAGGTCTATATATGACTGATAAAAGAAAAGAACAGACATTTAAAAAAGTATTAACTAACCAACAAAGAAAAAAAGGTTTGACCATTTAAAGCTATTGGATAAAATCGGTAGTGTCCTTAAAAATGGTATCTTAAAACTAAACTATGAAAACAGCAATGCAACAATTAATGGATTTAATGAGTGAACAACCATTTACTTTTGGAAATGCCATAAATTTAGTTATTCTTAATGAATTAATTGAAAAAGAAAAAGAGCAGATAATGAATGCTTATTGTGATGGTGCTAAAGGTGGGGCAAATGGTACTAAAGGTCAACACGAGAACGGATGGGTATCTATACAAATGAGAAACAAATACTACAACCAAACTTATAACAATGGCATATAATAGTACAATAATAACAAAGAAAAAGCGTTGTATTAATTGTGGCAACATTGATTATTGGTTTTCTAAAAAGATGTGTAAGCAATGCGCTACCGTTCAATCTACTCAAAAAAGAATGGAAGAATTTGAAGATGATTCTGAAAGTTTTAAAAATTTAACTTCAGATTTAGACCATGTGTTTAGTCAGTATTTAAGAAATAGATATGCTGATAAAACAGGAATGGTAGAATGTTATACCTGTGGTAGTAAACACAAGGTTGCAGAAATACAATGCGGGCATTTTATGAGCAGGGGTAATTTGGCAACTAGGTGGATGGAAGAAAATTGCAGACCACAATGTATGGAATGTAATTACTTTAAAACAGGTAATATTGAAGAGTTTGAACACAAGCTACATGAAGAAAATGGAGTTTTAGTTGAATACTTAAGAGAAACAGCAAGACAACCAGTAAGACCTACAAGAGATGAGCTAAAAGGTTTGATCCTAGAATACAGGGCAAAGCTAAACTTGGTAAAAAAGAAATTTATTGAAAAATAATTTGTATTTTTACGGTGGTTATCATAGTTTGTACGGTTTATAGTTTCGCCCCCTATTTTAGAATGATAGGGGGTTTTTTATCGCTCATAAGTGAGCCGATTGTCGCTCATATACGGCTCAAAGTTGTCCAATAAGGCAACTTTTATGATTGACAAAATAGTAATCTAGTTCTAATTTGCATGAAATATTCGGAAAAATTCATGCAGATTTGCTAAATTCGGAAGTGGAACTCGGACAATATCCGAATTAGTGTCACCAATTTATATAAATATGTGACAAAGTGATGGGTAATTCGGTAGCAATACTACCCTAATAGCAAAAAATGTAAACTCTGCAAGTTTTGATATTATAAAATCTTGTTGTACCTAAATTATAAAGTCAAGCTATTAGTTGACAACACCCCCCTCTGTTGTCAAGTTATTACTTTACTCAATGTAGTGAGTAATTTTACTCAATCAATAAATATTCATATATCAATCAAAATGAGCCGTAAATGAGCGATAAGCGGCTTAATATTGAGCGATAAAATGCCTTATAAAGCACAAAAGCATATCAGAATGTGCATTTTATGACTCATATTGCTATCATTAGTGTCAAAAATGGCATTTTATGGTGGATATTACCAACAAAAAAAGCCCCTCACCGTAAAAACGGAAGGGGGATTCGTTAACCTTTATTCTATGCGTATGAAATGTAAATATACAAAAATTTAATTAAATTTATTTTTTTAATTAAATTAATTAAATTAATTTTGTTTAAAATATAAAACATGGCAAGAAGCATTTCCCCAGACTCGGTTTCTAGCAAAGTAGCCGATCTAAAATTAGGAGAACATTTGAGGTTAATCAACCCATATACATCTGTAATGGTAATGGTTTCTAATTTAAAAAAGAAAAAAGAAAACACTGATAAACTATTTAAAGTTAAATCAATAGATGAAAAAACTATCGTAACCAGAATAAAATAAAAACTATGCACATACAAACTATCGTTTACCAAAGAACATTTAACCTAGGCAATTACTCATCTGAAAAAATAGGTGTTGAATTTGCCATTAACCAAGGCGAGTCAGCTAATAAAGCTTTAGACATTGCAAGAGAATTAGTAGAGCAATATCATGCTGAAAATGTAAAAAGACTAAAAGACCTTTCTGAATTTTTAGGCGTTAATGATGAAGGCATTTATGAAGAAGTTATTCCTACCCAGTCTAAAAAATCTTTAGCTGAAAAGACAAAAGAATTTATTGATTCTTGCAAAACAATAGAGGAATTAAGAGCTTGGGAGTTGATGGCTAAAAGTAATTCAGAGATTTTAGAACATTACAATAATAAACTTAAAACTATAAAATAATGCTACTTACTGATGATGAGCAATGTATTATAAATTTAATATTTAATTGTA